CCCCTTGTCATTCCCGCCGCTACGGCGGCTGCCAACTACTATAACGGTCAGAAAAACCGCGAGGCCAATCAAAGCCTAGCAGACGCCAACCGCCGTCTTCTNGACAGCATTGGCCTCCCAAACCTGGACCCGTCCGTCTACAACGACCCGACGATAGCTCAACGCTTAGATCCCTCGATGTTGGATTATCAAAACTACACCTATGGCGGGGACTATGACCCGACGAACGCTGCCTATGTGAAAGGCGTCGATCCGACGACGATTCAGGAGTCTGCCAACGCCAAATTTGGCCGCGACGCTCAGATGGAGGCTTTGAAGAAGTACCAGTCTAATTTGGAGTCAGGCTATGANCCAGAATTTGCGGCAAAGCTTGACCAGGCTAACCGGACAGCGCAAGGCAACGCCCAATCCCGCATCGCCTCCATCTTGCAGGACTCTCAACGTCGAGGNCAGTTTGGGGCCAATTCGTCTTTGGTCGCTCAAATGCAAGCTGCCTCGGATGCCATGGACAGGGGGTCTCAAGATAGCCAAAACGCTGCCGTCGCTGCTTATCAGAATCAACTGCAACAAGGAAGAGACGCTGCCAGCTTGGGAGGGTCGATTGCTCGAGATGAAAATCAGATTACGGCCCAGAACGCTAACATCGTCAACAGTTTCAATGCTCAAGCGTCTAAGAACTATCAAGACTACTTGAACGCTAAGGCCGCTAACGAGAACCAGGCACAGCTTCGTAACTTGAATGCGAGGCAATCCCTCGCCAACGCCAACATTGACATCAACAACCGCCAAACGACAGANCAGTACAATGCGGCCGGTAAAGAGCGGGATTATGCCAATAAGCTAGCGACCCAGAAGATGGGAGTAGAGCAAGACAATTTCAACAACGAGATGTCTAAGGCCACAGGGCAGATGAATCAGAATAACTCGCAAGCCAACATGAACAACCAGAACACGCAAGCGACAAACGGCATGATTCAAGGCGTCGGAGATACCTTTGCCGGCTACTACGCTAATCAAGATGCCAAGCAGCAAAGGTCAGACGCCGAANACCGCGCCGACGCCAGAACCCAAATGCAGATAGATNCNGCAGATGANCGGGCGAAATACGGNGGNGGTTACNNCTACTGAGGAGAGCGTCATGGAAGACGAATTGATGAGTGAAGACGATCAGGACGAAGGCATGCCGCCTATGTCCCCCATGGCAGATCCCTCGGCACCTCCCAAAGAGGTGGACCCGAGAGACCGCCTATCCCAATACCTTAAGACTCAGATAGCGCGTCGTCAGGCAATGGACAGCCCTGAATTTCGTCAAAGCCAACGCGCTGACCGAGAGGGGGTATCGGACTCCCAGGGCTACAACAACCTGACATCCTTGATGATGAATGCCGCCGCTAAATTTGGGGCTGCTGGGGGCGTTACACCAAAATCAGACTTTGGGGCCTTTGCTGACCGCGCAAACAAAGGCCTTGGCGACTATATGGGCCAGATTCAGCAGGCTGAGCAACAACAAGGACTGGATCAGGACAAGAGGACGCAGCTCTACCAACATCTTTCCGACCTCCAGCGCCAACGTCAGCAAGACAACACCAAACAGACGCTTGCCCAGGCGAAACTCAACGCTTCAACCGGCCCCGCTTACCAGGGAAGCCCCATCGTCAACCCGACGACGGGCGAGGTACAGATGTTCGACAAAAAGACCGGTAAGTTGGTCAATGTCGGCCAGACTGGTATAAAACCCGAGAAAGAAGAGTGGCGGGAAAGCGACAAGGTCGACGCCGACGGCAATGCTCTCGTCTTCAACCCTCGCACCAACCAGTACAAGGTTGCTTCCGGAAACGACATCAGCGTACAGCCGAAAGCTAAAGGTAATTCGAATTACGACCGTCTACCAAAAGACCAGCAGGTCATGGTGACAGACCTTCAAAAGTCCAACGCCAGCAAGATCGCTATCGCCAACCAGATCGACTCCGAACTCGCAAACTTCGCCAAGTTCTACAAGTCCGGCAATAAAGATCAAGCTGTAGTGGCCGGTCAGAACCTTCTGAAAGCTCTTAACAGTACAGAGGGTAAAGATGCCGTTGGCGCCGAGGAGTCCAAGCGTCTAGCAGGTTTCTTAGAGTACCATTTAGCAAACGTCGCGAACCCCGGGCCGATGTTCGGGAGAGACCTTGAAGCCTTCTATAAGCAAGCTTCCAGTAAGTCCAATTCCATCAAGCAAGCGGTGAAGAGTAATCAGAAGGTTGTCGATGACTTGATGAGCGGTAACTACAGCCCAAACAACCTCCAAGACACGCCAACTGACATCGGTGAGACCAACGAGGGCAAGGCGTTTGGTGGCGAGGCAGATACGAAGGTGGTCGGCGGAAAAACCTATAAGAAAGTCCCCGGGGGCTGGGAGCCAGTAGACTAATGCCAGGCTTCATTTCAGACGAAGAAATGGCATCCCTCGAGGCCAAAGAGCGTCCAAAGAAATTTATTTCTGACGACGAAATGGCCCAGATGTCAAAAGCTGAAGAGGAAGGGAATGTTGTCACGGGGGTCAAAAAGGCCATTCAGGGGGCAAGTCTCGGCTTCTCAGATGAGCTCTCTGGGGGCCTAGAAGCCCTTGGCTCCAAGTTTGGCTATCGTGGGCTCGGCGGTCCCGTGAAAGACATCCGGTCTGAGACCCCTGAGGAGAAAGACCAGAGCTTTGGGGATGTCTACCGCCAAGGTAGGGATCTGGAGCGACGTCGCCAGACGGGACAAGCAGCTGCCTATCCAAAGACGTCAGCTTTGGCTGAGTTTGGCGGAAACCTTGCGACATCGGCCCTTCTTCCAGGAGGTGCCATTGCCAACGGAGCCTTGACCACTGGCTTGATGGGTCTTGGGGACTCCACCGCTGACGTCACCAAGGGAGAGGTCGGCAAGGCCGCCCTTGACGCTGGGGTTGGGGCAGGGATTGGCGGGGCAGCGGCCGGCGCCTTCAAGGGCCTCGGTGCCCTGGCCGATAAGACAGGGGTTACCGACCTCGCCGATCGAGCTATAGGGCAGCCCCTTCAGAAGGGTTACGATTACGTAACCCAGAATATCCCTGCAAAATTAAAGGATTTCGCTGAAGAGCGCGCTGCCAAAGCGGCCTTGGGGCAAAACAGAGCTGCCATCACCAATTTGGAGAATACTGACCTTGGCGGCGGCCGGACGGGCCTGAATAAAATGGGCCGAGACCTCCTCTCAAAAGACGAATACGGGGACCCGCTGGTCGGGTGGTTCTCCCGATCTGAAGGAATTGCCCCGGCTGCCAAAGCGCGCGCCAAGTCTTTTGGGAAAGACATCGGAGAAGTCGGTAGAATTACTGAAGAGCTGACGCCAGGATCCGTCTCGGGGGCAGATATTGCAGAGGGGGCGAGACAATTTGCCAACGAAAAGCTCCCGCAAAACCCCCTAAACGACAGCGTACGAAACCGGGTGGAAGGCTTTGCCAATGCCTACAAGGACAAGACCCTTCCTTGGCAAGAGGCTCAGAACCTAAAGAGCAGTCTCCCTTGGAAGGCAACAAACCCTGGGTCTGTCGAACTCGGGAAAGAGGGATCAAACGCCCTCTATAGCTCGGTGGCAAACGCCATGGACAACGCTGCCAAACGAGCGACAGAAAGCCCTGACGTAACGCCAGAACAGCTACAGAAGCTTCAGATGTACGACTATCTGAAAGGGAAGTTTGGTTCCTTTAAGGAAGCGGCCAAGGATGCCAAAAAACGGGAGTCTGGCAACATCAGCAACCGCTTCTTTTCCCCGTCCGACATGCTCCTAGGCGGCGGCCTCGGGACAGCCGGCGCTTACGCCAACAGAGACGATCCCGCTAAGGCTGCCATTATGGGCTTAGGGTCTCTCGGCGCTGCCCGCTTTGCCAGGACGAGAGGGTCCGCCTTTGCCGCCCATGCTTCGGACGCGGTTGCTAATTTTCTGCAAAGTGGCGGAAAGCTGGCGGCCGAATACGGGCCAGTAATCCAGAAGACCCTGCAGGAACAGGGGCCGGAAGCTGCTGCTATCGCTCTCTATGTTTTATCGAAAAAAGATCCCAGTAATACCCAAGGAGGGGCCCCGTGAACCAGTATGACCGTCAGATCGAACTCATTTCCGCTCAAGATGCTTCTGTCGGCATCACGAGCGTCCCCTATCTTTTAAACGGCCTAAGGGACTACTCCCTGCAGGTCGTCTTCAGCGACACAAGTCTAGAGGGATCGCTTACCCTTGAGTGCTCCAACAACGGCGTTGACTTCATCACCGTGAAGGATTCGACGCAAGCCATCACAGCTGGCGCTGGCCACATATGGGACGTGGACGGGGCCAACTATCGCTGGGTCCGGATGACCTGGGCTCCCTCTGACGGCACGGGCACCATGACGGCATACCTAGAAATCAAAGGCATCGAGGGCTAACCTATGGCTGGGACCTATATCCACCTTCCCGCTGCTGGCGGCGGAGGGTCTGACGCTTGGGGGGATCCGGTCCCTACCTTTGGGGCTCTCCCGGTACCAGGGGCCATCAACGGCGAAGTCCGTATGGTGCTCTCTACCCATGAGCTCTATTACTGGAACGCCGTCGATGTGGCCTGGGAGCTAGTCCCCACCTCCCAAATTGACCCGGCGGATGTGGCGGACACGGCCTCCATCGATCTGACAGTCACCGCAGGGATACTGTCAGCCGACGTCAACCTGTCGTCAGCCGGCGCTGACTCAGGCTACATCGAAAGCGAACTCTCAATTGAATCAGACGGCCTTCGGGCCCAGGTGTCTGAGAGCTTAATTAGGTCTCTCCTGTCCTCTGGCGATCAATACATCGTCTACGACGATGCAACAGGAGAATTTACGCTCGACACGGCAGAGGTTTTAAAACTCTTCTCGTCCGGCGACGCCATCCTGGTTTACAACAACGCCACGGGCGTGTTCACAATCGACCAGTCCCAGATTGACCACGGGAGTCTTGAACCTTCGAGCCTCCTGGACGACGATCACCCCCAATACCTGCTGCTTGCTGGTAGGTCTCCCTCCCAAACGGCAGCTGGGGCCTACGTCTTCACCGGAAACGTCCAGATCCCCCGCCTGACGACAGCCCAGATCGCGAGCATCGCCTCTCCAGTGGGCGGCATGATCGTTTATGACACAGACGTCGACCTTCCCAAGATGTACATTGAGGGGACATACAACGCCTGGGTAGCCATGATGGGGTGGGGGAATCCGTGAGAGAAGTCAAGCCGGCCAGTGGGACCATGAAGTATCTGAGCCACGCAACACCCGACGGACGGGCGACGACCAGTCGTAATTTTTCTGTAAATACAGAGACTTTGACTGAGGAGCTTGGTAAGATAGGGGGAATCCTCCAAAAGATAGCTGACATGACGGCTGGGAAAGGTGAAAGCCAGCTCCCGGCCGTCAACGTCTACCCGACGGCAAATGTGGCGCCTGAGTTCTACGTGGAACCCACGCCCATAACCGTGTCCCCGACCCTATCTATCGGAGAAGACGAGAATCTTCAATCTATCGCTAAAAGTCTCTCGAGAATTGCCGATTTCATAGATGCTTTCTCCGGAGGCGGTATAGTTGCTGTCAATCGCAGTCTTAGCCGCAAAAGCCGGTTCTTCATCGCCTACGTTCATTTCGTCTTCCTTATCCTATTCTCTGTGATGATGTATTTTTCACTCAAGAGGTAAGCTATGGCCGCAAAAGTCGGTATCCAAGAGACTGTTGAACTCCTCGATGCCGTCCGCGACCTAGTTGATGCCTTAGACGTCTGCCTCGAAGACGGTAAGTTATCCTTGGCAGACCTCCCTCGTCTCTTCCCTCTCTTAAAAACTCTCGAGACTGCTTCCGAGGGTATCTCTAAGATCCCCGAAGAGCTCAAAGACCTTGACGCCGAAGAGATCCACGAAATCGCAGATAAAGGTTTGGACATCATTATCATCGCAGTGAGGCTCTTTAAATGAACCTTCTACTCTTGATACCTGCCCTCATCAACCTCATCAAGGCAGCGATTGACGTCCATAAAGAGTTCTCAGGGGACGAGAAAGACGCGAAAAACGCCGAGCTAAAGGGCGTAGTCGGGGGATTCAAGGCTCATCGGGATCCGGCTCAACTGAACACGGATCTTCAGTGCTTTCGGGAAGGCATAAAAGTGAAGTGTGTGCCAGCTGGCGATGAGCCTCCAACACCGTCTCAGTAGCTTTCGGGAATCGCCTTGGATGCCGGGTCAAAAGAACAGACCCGGTAGGTGTTGCCATCTCAATCGTGTCTGAAGTCCATCTCTCTTTCCGCGCAGCCGAATAAGCCATCCACATACAGTCAAACGTCGCCTGGTCCAGGATAAGCTCTCGGACTTGATTAGCGCTCCCTACTGTGTTGTAGAGTATTTCATTTAGGCGAGCCACGTGCTGAGCGATCAAGATAGACAGGTCGTCAAGTGGTCTGTCGCCAGGGAAGCAAGGTACCGGATAGTCGATGTCGCCATTATCATCATAGCGCATTTCATAGCCTCAAAGTGGGAGAGGGTAGAGTCGAACTACCGAAGACTTTCGCCATCTGATTTACAATCAGCGCCCTTTGGCCACTTGGATACTCTCCCAGAGAGCAGGGGGTGAGGGAGTTGAACCCCCATGAGCAGAATCAAAGTCTGCTGCCTTACCGTTAGGCCAACCCCCGATAAGCTGCCAGGGCTGGGATCGAACCAGCGATAGGGGCATTAACAGTGCCCTGCCTTACCACTTGGCTACCTGACAATCTAATAGCGGAGCAGGGAGTCGAACCCTGTTCTACGGGTTATGAGCCCATCGTGACACCGTTTCACTACCCCGCTGACCCTATTCTTTCATTTCTTTCTCTATTTCTTCAAGCTTTTTTCCCAGTTTATGTTGAGCGGCATTGGTGATTCCGATTAGGCGAGTACCAAACCGGCAGACAAACCAACCGACAAGCGTACCGAATAAAAAGCCACAAAACATGAACATAGAGGTCCTCAATCACATACTGTCAAAGTCAACGCCGGCCGTGTCATCCCCATGATTGACTGGCTCATCGTCAACAGCATCGCTTAGATGCATAGTAAATTTCTTCTCGTCGTCGTACTCCAGATAATCTTTGCGCCTTGCAATAGCTCCTAGAAAAGCTGTCATAAAGCCTTCCGGGTGCTTTAAAGGTATGCTTGAGTCCTGCGTAAAAGGGCCAGTGGAGGAGAACCATAGGGTGGCGTTGACAACCGCTATCTTGTTTCTCTCACTATGAAGGAGCGTCTTTTGGCGCACGAAATAAACCCACATTAGGCTTTAACCCTTTTCTTACCAAGTGGGCGCTCTAGCCCTTCAAGTTTCGCCCAATGGTTTATTGTCGACGTACTGATGCCTAGTTCGTCGCAGATGTCTTTTAAAGAACGGTCCTTGGCTTTTTTATAAAGGCTCAAAGCCCTTCTCTTCGTTGCTTTCGATATTGTGACCACCCTTTTATCCCTCCTTATAGAATAGGTCTTTCCTATAGTTCATACTCAGTTTTGTCAAATAGTAAAACTTTCTCTCTGAATCTAAGTCTATCAATCTAGTCCTCAAGAATGGTCTCGAAGTCTTAGCAATAATCCAGGAGACAAGACGACGCATAGAAGACTCCATAGAGACGAGAGGATGAAAAATGCGATTAGCCCTATAAGAAGCGGCAAACCTATGTCTTTCACGTCACTACGGCCTCTATAGCCGCTAGCTTATCGTGTAGTGTCTTTCTAATAATAGCATCCGTCTCAGTGGCTTCCATGTAGTGGATGAAGCAAGTATTACGTTGCCCTATCCTGTGGATCCTCTTCTCAGCCTGCAAGTTGTCAGACGGTATCCACGAGAGATCGTTGAATATCAAATGCCTAGCTGCCGTTAGCGTTACGCCGACTGAGAGAGAGCCAATTGTGGCGACAATAACTGGAAGTTGCCCTGCCTGGAACATCTCTACCCACCCTGCCCGTAGCGTCGGAAGCATTTGCCCAGTAATGCATTGGGCCTCTGGGATGGCGGAGGCGATGGCCTTAGCCGACTCCACGTGGTCGGTGAAGACCACTAACGGGCCAGCCCCATTCTCTAGGAGGTCTTTCACGTACTCTACCGTATGAGGGGCCTTGGTCAGAGCGCTTAAAGCCTTCCCCGTCGGCTCGATCTTATGGCCTGCAATATACTTAAGGAACAAGTCTTCTAGGCCAGGAGTAGGTTTCAGATTGAAGTTGACGACTTTCCTGACAATCTCTGGCAGATCTTTAAGGACCTGATCCACCCTAAAACGAATGAATTTATCCCTGAGAAGGGATTTAAGTTCATCCACCTTTTCGGCCTTGATACCGGTGTAGCGTCTAATTTGCTTTTGGCCGAAGTGCCTGATGTCGACGTGGCAGAAGTGAGAGGCGAACTCGTGATAACGAGGGTATAATCGCTTGAGTTTAAGTCCGTTGGGAGCGCTATCGTCCGCCCCGCAAAAAGCGAGAAGGGTCCAGAAATCTGGGACTCTATTCCTGACCGGAGTGCCAGTGAGGCCGACAAAAAATTTGGGCTGTCGTTCGTCAAGGAAAGCCATAAACGATTGTGTTCGCTTTGCGAGAGGATTCTTAAGGTAATGGCATTCATCAGCGATCCAAAAGCCAAAGCCCGCAAAGTCTTTCGGGCGAAATTTATGGAGCTGGCTGTAAGCCACATACTCCATCGGGACTTTTCCCTTGATGGCAGCGAGCTCAGACAGCCAGTTATTTTTTAAGAAAGCAGGGCCGAAGACCAAGACAGGCTCATTAGAGCGGATGGCAGCCGTAAGCGCCATCCTCGTCTTCCCAAGGCCCATCTCCGAACAGTTAAGCGTATAGCGATGCTTCAAGTGAAACTGGACGGCTTCTTCCTGAAACGGGTAGAGGTCAGTCATCAGGGATGCCCTCATCTAGGCTGTCCAAAGTGTCCAAAGTGTCCAAAATGTCCATGATGATGCAATATAAAAATGCAGCGTCATTGCCGTCCCACTCTCTAAGCTTCATCCTAATGAGGTTTATATTCGAAGAAAAGTTACCCACTTGTCACTACCTCTAGGTTTTGCATGTCAGAATAGCGGCTGCCGTGGCACTGAGACCAGAATTCACAAGGCCTATGGTACATGGTGCAATTCCCGTAATTTGGGGTGTAACGCTTGATCTCATCGCCGACCTTGTCTATCTCGTATCTGGCACTCCAGTGGGCTGCCTCTATCACACCAGGCTTCATCAAGTCTTTTGGTATCAGGAAGTCAAAAGACTTTACGGCCTTGTAAATCCTGTCCGAGTAGTCCTTGAAGGTCTCCTCCTTCTTCCGAATCAACTTACTCTTAGTTGTCAGCCGGTAGCGACACCCTTTGTAATTCTCGATTTTAATCTCCAGGTTCTGAGCGATCAAATAGTCATGGGCCGCATAGAGGTTTAGCTGTGGGTGACGCGGTAGAGTCGGGACAAGCATCGGAGAGAAGCTGGCCGAAGTCTTCATGTCGCCTATCCACCATCCCCCTTGAGCGTCTCTTAGGATGACGTCGACAATGCCGAAGAAATCAGGTGTCTCAACCGGCACTTCAAAGGCGATTGCCTTTAGGCCAGCTTTCTCGTGGCACTCCTTATAGCGCCTGAGCATGGCAAAAAGTAAAGGAGCGTGGGTGTTATCGTCTAAGCCAAAGCTAGCCGTCGTCAGACGTATCTGCCCTACCGTAAGTCCAGACAGCGTATGCTTGGTATCCTCTAGAAGCTTGTGGAAAGCCTTCCCTACTTGGAAGGCCTCCATGTCCTCAGAAGCATCTGAATCTATTTCGGTCTTAGCTACTTTCTTGTGGTAGTACTTCCTCTGGCACCCCATATATAGGGCAAAAGAACTCGGAGAAAGTCCGTCCCATTTACGCTGTGGCCTATCGTCTAACATCCCATCACCCTTTACTATGTTTTACAGGTCTACGTTAATGCGATGTCGTCTTCTGGGAGGCCTTGAAGGACAGCCTTACCGCCGGCGGGCACACCTTCTGGCTTGTCTGTGATCTTGGTCAAAGGAGACCCTTCTTTCTCTTCTACTTCCAACTCAAAATTGTGAGCCTCTTTCCCCATCATGGGGCCCTTTGTCAGCGTGGTGCTGCCGGCATAGACGACGTTGCAACGTTGTCCTAGGTCCAAAAAGTTATCGATCAACCAATTCAGGTGGCCAGACGAATTTAACACTGTCATTTCGTCACCAATCTTGAAGACGTGCTGCACGCCGTACTTACCTTGCTCAGGGCCGATATAGGNCCCCTCTTTAACGAGTACCTGGCCTGGCGCGCATTCCTTGTACTTAAAGTAATTCCGCTTCCCTGACACTTTCTTGAACCCCATGATGCATTTCCTTTGTGCTGTTTGGGTTGGTAAAAAACTTACGGTAACGCTCAAGGTCGGCTTGACCTTTCTCGTCGACGTATTCGGGTAGGTAAAGGACGCCGTCACTTCTCGCTGGCATGTCCTTGTAGTCCAGGGACCAGGCCATGGCATCTAGTCGAATGGGTACTGTGCGCCCGTACACTCCCATGACTTCCTGGAAGGCATCTGCCATATGCGTCTTCAGCCTAAGGGGGGCGCTGTAGTTTGGGCTTCGGTATTGGATGTAAAGGGCGTCGTGTAGAGTATAGATAACCTCCATTCCGTCATCTTGTGCCCTTCTGACTGCATTGCGCATAATAGTTGCGCCATGTCCTTGGACAGGGAAGTTTCCGACTGACCGCGCATTTCTATTATCCCCCCACATGACCCATCCGTCTGGCAGATCGAGGAATCCCTCACTACGGTATCTGTCTTGAANTTCATCCTTCCATTCCTTATAGCNNTCATACGTCTCATAGAACCTCTCGATAAGATCGGTTGCTTGGCCCTCCGTCCACGTCTTCTTCGTTTGAAGGGTGAGGCGAGCCGCTAGGCCCATGGGGGACATGTCGTAGCTGATGGCAAGGATCAACGTCTTACAGAGATCTCTCTCGTAGGGGTGGCTCTTCTTCGTGGCGTCTACGGGCACAAGACCGATGGCCTTGGCGAACGCCAGGTAGACGTCACCCGAGGCGTAGGCGTCGATCATCACGTCGTCTTGCGAGAGAGTGGCGGCAATCAGGAACTCTTGGCTCGAATAGTCAACCCCGCAACAAGCATGTCCTCTCCCAACCTCAATGAAGTTACGCATCCAGTGAGCTTTAAGAGGTATAAAACCTGTACTGCCGGGTTGAGAACGTGAAGACTGAGACCCGTATATTCCAAAATAGGGCCGGGCTCTTCCGTCCATGCCGACATAGTCTGTAAAACGTCCCTTCTTACCGCCAGGGACAAACCCATTAAGACTTTGTTTAGTCTTAAGATAGCGGCAAAAAGCTCCTGCCAGCCCTTCGGATCTAGAGTCAAACCAATCGTTGAAGGCATCTTTAGAGAGAGATAACTGACCCTTATCTGTTTTTCTCCACCCTTTGATACCTTGGGTTTTAATCCAATCTTTGATAGGCTTCTCATAGACGCTGTAAGATCTCCTGGACTTGTTCCATCGAAAGCTCTGTACCCCGGGGTCAGATGCCAGACAGTCCTCAGCGGCTGACTTTATGATTTCTGCCACATTATCGGTGAATGCCTTGACCTTTGTCATATTGACGGGGTAGCCAAGACGTGTCATCCACGCTGTCCTGGTAGCGTATTCGCCCCTGAGTAGAGCGGCCTTTAACCAGTGAGCCTTAGAAAAGCCATGAAGACGATGAACCTTATAGAACTCATTGAGCATCTGCGGCAGGAGCCTAATATCAGACATGTTATAGGCCTGTATCCGGCTCATGTTCCTGATGATTTCGCCCCTATCCCCATCGATGATGATCCGTCTGACGGCATCCTTCTCCTCTGTGTCAATGATGGTACCGAGGAGCTTATAGCATGCTGCGGAGAGTGAATAGCTCGGCTTGCTGTGCGAGTCTTCGTCATCGTCCTCTACTCTCTCCCATTTAGGAGGGGGTGGCTTTGTCTCGACGACCTTCCCGTCCTTTAGCTGACTCCCATAGGCATATTGGTTGTAGTGATTAAGGAGACAGCGGTACTCGAGGTAAAGGTCGATCGACTGAATGTCTTTTGGCTTAAGCTCTGGGAGAAGAGTAAAGAGAGACCGGGCTTCTGCTTCCATGGCATAGGCCACAAAGATATAGCCCTCTGAAATTATCTTCCTAAAGAACGCAGCGGCCTGAGGCCTCTGATAGCCCTCGTAAAGCCAGAACTCCCTCACGTAGGTCTCTTGTCTTGTATCGTAGCAACGCACCGAAGCTGAGACGAGGTTTAAATCCCTCTCGGCCGTGCCGTTGAATTCAAAGTCTAGGAAGGCAAATTTCATAGGACAAAAACCAAGACAAAGAGGATTAGCATGCTAATGGTCCCTACCGCGAGAGCTATCAGGCACAGTACTATTTCAAGGAATCCGGTCATCGAGACCTCACTGGTATGACGATGGGCATGGGGACAACGCTCGACCCGCTACTGTGGACTCGGAGGAGTGCCACGCATTCGTATTCTCTCCTTCCGTCGTCTTGGCATTGCCGAACCAGGCGGCTGAACTCGGCTTCTCTCTCGCCGGTTTCTCGACAAATCAGGGAAACTAAGCCGCCAAGAACTATCGTCAGGAATATCCACACAGGCCATAACTCTAAGAGGGCCTCGACTAGGAAACGCCGGGCTGAAATCATTTTTCCTCCAGGGCTTTGAGGGCTTCTTCTAAACGATTAAAGGACGATTGGCTCACCCTTTCAAGGACAGGCAATATAGCTTTAGCCGCCTCCACCACCGCGAGCATCTTCTCGAAGTTGTTGGCGGCCATGGCGATGAATTCAACATCTCTCTTATTATTGTGGCAGTGTAAATAGACCTCATCGCATTTTACTAGGGAAGTGATCCCACTAGGACGTCCGCTAAAATGCGTCCAAAAATCCTCGGATTCATGATAGTAGCTCCATTCACCTTTGGTTCTCGCCTCGGCGATGCGCTTCATTTCAGAGATTTTCATAATCATCCCCTCAGATTATAAAAACAAAAGATTGCCAGGGTGAACATGCCAGTGATATAGCCCAACACGATTGCACGTTCCTGCCCAAATTCCTTAGTGCCAATTGCACAAAGTACGAAACCAAGAGCTATCAGCCAAGGCATGGCAGCGCCGACAATGAAGCAGCATAGGGCTTTCACGGGTTAAGAGCCTCCCGGGCGCGTCGTCCAAAATCTCCTGCATCCGCATACCACTGAAGCGCTTCTTGGAGTTTTGCAAGGCGCTCCCTTTGAAGGCGAATTGTAATTCGATAGCTCTCGTCCCCCACCGTTTGTCCACGTCCTTGCAATTTAAGTTCCTGAATAGCCCACGGCACCCAAGTTGAGCAGGCTATTAACCAATCTTGGTCGGCTTCTGCTTGCAACTCGTCGTCATCGCAATCATCCGAGGATATTATTGGCCCACCGCAGGCATATCCATTTTCTGGGTCATGGATACAGTATGCGTCTTTAGGCCAATCCCCCTGCGTCCGCGCCCTATCGAGCGCTTCCATCTCTTCGAGAGTGATCATCTTTCACAGTCCTAAAAATGTTTCACAAAATACATTGTAAAAGTGTGGGGGCCGGGCGCTACTCCGGCTATCCTGTGCCTATTCGGCGGTCCGGTTTAACGAGCCTTGCCCACAAATCGCTCTGGCTCCTTATACCCCCACAGGTAGGTACTGGAATTCTGAATAGGGTGCGTGTCTCCAGGGCGGAATCGTCTAAGTCCGGCCTCTTTACCTCAGTGTCAGAACCTGAGTACCCATCTACCACGCCGCTCCCACACAGTTCTGAATAGGGTGCGTGTCTCCAGGGGTCGTCGACCGATTACTGCGCGCCCTAAGAAAGGGAGCTCACCCCATCTACCACGCCGCTCCCACACTATTCATCCATCTCAATTTCGCTGTTTGGCATCTTTTGCCAGGAAAACCCCCAGGAATTTTTATCTTTGCGGGTCTCTTCCTCCGACAAACACAAGACGCGTCCTGCAGGACTTCGCCACAACCAGCGCTTCACCTTGGGCTTCACGTTCCAGCATTCCCGCTGGCATTCCCATTTTCCCTTGGATACCTCTTTCAAAGGCGTTCCACAGGCACAAAGGGGATTTGGTTTATAGTCCAGTTCTTTCATCATATTTTGCTCCTTCATGAACTGAACTTGACCCTGGATGGTGCATTTACAAGGCCGTTGCATTGCGTCGCACACTCCGCACACCACTCCTGTAAAACTGTTCATGTCATTCCTTATCCAACTCCGCGATGAGGGCGTCGGCGTAGCTTGTTGCATTCCTTGATATGGCCTCTATCCCTTTGTCTTTCCCCATGAACTCATTAAGCATCTCTTTACTGGAATACACCGCAGACAATAACCCCTGCATCGCCATCCCCGCAAACCAGTCGCGGAGGGACAATGTCGGCTTAGGCCAGTTTTCAATGGACGTACTGTTCATATTTTCGTCTCCCTGTCTTTAAACCAAAAGGGTATCTTCATTCGCGCTCCGAGGGCCTTGGTAGATCTTGCTGATGACCGCCCACTTATTACCTTCTAAAAACGTGATGTCTGCCAGCAACTCTTTAAAGTTTGCATGGTAGTGGTCTATTTGATCCTTGAGCGCATATACATCAACGGGATGTTTTTGGCCACGATTAAATGCACGGCTATCAAAGTTGTCATTTAGGCGACAATCGTGAATGAAGCGCCTGAACCAAGTTGGGTAAGAGTTTAGGCAAAGACGCCTGAAGTTGTCGTTCTTAGGGAACGTCGCTGCCGACCCTGGTTCGAAGTTGCAATAGAGGTAACTTGCAAGCCTCTTTAGATAATCGTCGTCCTTCAGGCAGGCCAGGAGGGTCTGTATGCCTTCAAGCTTAAGGCTGTCGGTCAAGGGAGTGTCGGATAGCTCTGGGACATAGAACTTTCTGTCTGTGTATTCGAGCTGGATTTTCTGAGGGTGGTTGTTGGCAATAACAAAGGAGGCGTGGATCTTCTCGGGCTTTCCGATCTCTTTCCCTTTCCTCTCCACGGTTGCTATGCCGTTGTGATAGGCCTTTAAGACTTCCCGCGTCTGAGGCGTGAGGTTAATTTCGTCAAGGAAGAAGAGACGACACCCCACAACACCTGCGTGAAACTTGGAGTCACTAAACCCTCTAGCTGCGGAATGATAGTTGTGCATTCCGACAAGTGAACCGGCGATGTTCTCTGTGAAAATATTCTTGCCAGCTCCGGGTACGCCACAGAGAACAAGGATAGGTTCAGCCCTTCCGAAGGCGCAATCCCTAAGCCACGCAAACAGCTGGCGCGCGCTCTCTTCCGTTTTAGCAAACGCCTTAATGAAGGTCTCGACCTCCCGAGGGCACGGCGTCCCTGGCTCCGGGACCCACTTCTCCCGCCACGTCGCATCGACCCACGTATTGAAGTAGCGATGCTCCTTCTCGTCCTCATCGGCGTAAATCCTTGTTGGCGTAAAAGGCTGGTAGCTTGGATAGCAGTCAACCGTGTGGGTCTCTAGCCAGCGGGTGTAGTCTTCCCCTAGGATATGGGACACCCTTTCCTTGATGATCTCGTAGTGGATGTTGTGGACGATGTCCCTTGCCTCGTCGTAGAGGAAGCTCTCGTACTTGTTGGTGAGGTTAAGAATCAGCTTCAAGCCAGCGAGCGGTGTTTTGATCGTGTCATTGAAATAAGCCTGACCAAAGTCTGTGTGGGCCTCAGGGTCTGCCTTAAGGGTCTTCTTCAGTTCTGAGAAGAGGTCCTTTGCAAATTCGTCGGTTGAGAAGTGGAGAAGCTCCACGGCAAACGTCACGCTAAAGGTCACCTTGTCGGCGCTGTTCAGGTAGCCATAGAGCTTAGAGAAGAGACGGCGATCGGCCTTCAGATACTCGGTCCCTATCTTTGGGACGCGGCGCTTGGTGACAGTCAAGTCTGGGATGTGGTCTTTGAAGTAAGCGGCAACAGAGGATACCGTGGCGTTTCCCATAGGGACTCCATTAGATTAGGTTTTCCGGACAATCACAATACTTGGTCAATTACGATGCTCTGATAGCTCTAGCGTAAAGGTCGCCCCTAGGCAATAAAAAAGCCAAGGGGTAAACCTTGGCTCTTTCGCATCGTAATGGAAGTACCGTCTTTCAGTTGCCCGAAGAAGGAGTCCCTATTACAGAGACGACTTTACCCTGACTGACACAGTTCGTGCAACCACAACCTCGTTGCTCGATTCTGCATCATAGCAGGAGGTGCAGGAGGTGTGGGTGTTCAAATTTTAAACTCGTAATTGCGTTCGCCGTTGCGTTCGCCCTGCGGTTCTGCCTAAATTATAGGCCGAGGATCCCCCCCTTACACCCCCCCTATTATATATACTACTAAAAATTTTTTTATTATATACTTGGGAGAACTAGCTGCGGTGGGGATCCAAAGTCTATAAAAGGGGCACGATTGAGTAGGAAAAAAGCATCAAAGATTAAATTTGATGCAATATGGGTTTTCAACGGAAATAGTGCTCGCTTTATAGGCATTGACCCTGGTCAAACAGGAGGCATAGTTGGCCTGATGGCCAGCGGTGAGATGGTGGCGTGCCCGTTTGATAGGCAGGTGCCAAGGGTGATCTTCGATAGCATGTGCCTAAACGATGGACATACCTCTGTGGCGCTTGAAAAGGTGTCGGCAATGCCGGGGCAGGGGGTGACCAGTATGTTCACCTTCGGGGAAGGTTACGGGAGAATACAGGGCTACCTGGAGGCTCTCCGAGTGGGGTACAATTTGGTTCGTCCCCAAGCATGGCAGAAGATCCTCCCACCGGGGGGTAACCCTAAAGACCGGGTGCTCGCTTACTGTGCAGAGACCTGGGGGCTAGACATTTTTATGGCTAGCCCTCGGTGCAGGAAGCCGCATCAAGGGATGATGGACGCTGCGTGCATGGCGGCCTACTTACGGGAAAAACACCGGGAGGAGTGCAACACCCCTCCCGGTACCGTCGTAGGTTAACTACCAGCAGGTCAGCCCTCAGGTGCCGTCGTCAATGCGAAGGCAGCCTGAGTATCGGCTGGGATGTCGTCGACCTTAGGGAGGTCGCGGACGTTCATGGTGCAGTAGACCTGAGCATCCGTGCGCGCCTTGTGGAGGGGGTACATCTGACCCGCCAGGAATGGCGCGCCGTTGATCACCTGGTCTTCGACTGACACAGCCCAATATTCATACACGGTGCCGTTGTACTGGGGGAGGTCCCGGATGGTGGAGGACCAGATCCACGCTTGATCTGTAGGGAGCGCCCCTAGGAGTCCCTTAGATAGGGCTAGGAGAAGCTCGGCGTTGGACGGGATGGCAAAGCCCAGGGGGCAGCTTGAACGCACGTCACGGCCCTGGGGGACATACATAACGTCTGGGTAGCCCATGGTGCCATGGTCGGCCTTGATGACATACGAGATCCCGGGGACCTCAAAGACCTTCCCGTCCCGATAGAGGGAGTCAAAGCTTGCCCGAATCAACATCCTAAGTGTCTGATCTTTAGTCAGGGCTTTAGGGGCTGACGTACTGATGTCGTCTTCAGGGGTAGTGTCAGCCTTCTCGACCGTCTTCCCGTCGTCTACAGGCTTAGTGGTAGGCGCTGTGGTGGTCTTAGAGGCATCCGTCTCTTCAGCCTTAGGTTGGGTACCACAAGCTGTGAGGCCAAGGACCAAGGCGATATGGAGGCTTTTCATATGGGGCTCCTGTGTTAGTGTTACCTACAATAGACTCTTCGGGAATCTAGTGCAGGATATGAGCCCTAAGATTACCCATAGGAAAGTGACCACTACATTAGGAGCTTAGGGCATGATCGAGGTATTGGTATTGCTGACGATGGCTTTGACAGGTGGCTTATGTGGCTACATGTATGCCGATAGAAGGGATAGGAGTAGGCTTGAATTAGAGCTTAAAACTAAGACCAAGTCCTTGAATGATAACCTCGATAATTTCGCCAAAGCCTACAGAGACTTCACCACTAAGACAACTGAGTTTGAGATAAGGCTTAGCTCGATGGAGTTCAACATCAAGGGCGTTAGCGGGGAAACATTTAAGAAGATGAAATAGACCACTCCATTAGACTGGAATGACTATTGAATATAAAGGGTCCTTGACGGGCCCTTTCTTTTTGTCGAAGAGGCTCCTGTAAGTTAACAAAAGGAGTCACCTCATGATAGGTCATGAAGAGTTCAACGTTGTCTATACAAAAGACTACCCAAGTCTAGGGATTCACTTCGAGGTGATCTATCGTCATAGCGGCTATGACGTGGCGGTCTATAGGGATGCCCATATCTATGACTTTGCGACAGTAGGGGCTGATACGATGCAGGAGGCTCAATGGGCGATCGACAACTATGCCGATAAGGTACGGGAAGAGGAGGGCTTGCTATGAGCACGGAAGCCGCCATCTGGCTCGGTGTTCATATGTTCCTATTCATGGGACTTCCCCCTTTGATTGTCTCCTACTGGGATGTAAAGTAGGCGTACGGATAAAACGAGAGCTCAAAGTTACAGAGAGGCCAGGGTTACCTTGGCCTTTTGTTTTTGTATGGTAAGTCAAGGAAAAACCGACTATGGTAGAGGAAAGACCACATAGTATCAAATTATTATCGTTTTAATAGGGTTTTAATATGCCTTTTAAGGAAGGTCATAAACATAGTAAGGGAAGGCCTAAGATCAATCCTGTTTTAAAGGAAGTGATGGCGGTCAACCGCGAGCTCGTTGAAGAGAAGCTTGCCCAGTACATGACCATGTCCTTTGATAAGATCAAGGAGATCACAAAGGATGACAAGAAGTCGACGATGGACCACATGCTGGCCTCGATTGTAGTGCACGGCGTCATTAGCGGGGATCCGAAACATCTTAGCTTCCTTCTAGACCGCACGATCGGGAAGGTGAAGGATGTTCAAGAGGTCGATGTGACGCTCCGTAAGATTGAAGAAGTCCATGCCAACATTGTGAAGGAACTCCCACGAGAGCAGCTGATTCAGCTAGCCCGGGTGACACAGAGAGCAGGGGTCGAGGAGTGAAGCTTCCAGAGTTGAGCGAGCTTGGGTTATCTCAGGGCTTTGACGAGGGTAAAGGTAAGGAATTCCTTCAGATCAGATCACCTTAGGGTAAGGCAGCGCCTAGTTATTATGTTAGCGGCAGCTGCGAGACAGAGCCGCCGGGTCAAGGTCGACCAGGTGAAGAAGAAGCTTAAGAGGGCTAAGCGTGCTGGATGCAAGGGTGATTCAAGGGGACAGTCTGGACGTCCTCAAGGCGATGGAAGCGGAAAGCCTGGACAGTTTGGTAACTGACCCGCCAGCGGGCATTAGCTTCATGGGAAAAGACTGGGACGACGACAAAGGCGGCCGCCAGCAATGGGTGGCTTGGATGACCGACGTCATGCGCGAATGCTATCGGGTATTGAAGCCAGGCGCTCATGGCCTTGTTTGGGCACTGCCGCGTACTAGCCATTGGACAGCAACGGCGCTTGAAGACGCGGGTTTCGAGGTGAGGGACGTGGTGACCCACTTGTTTGGAACCGGGTTTCCTAAATCTCTCAATCTTGAGAAGGCAACTGAAGGCGTAGCTAAAGGACAAGGTACTGCACTGAAACCTGCCAGCGAGCACTGGATTCTCGTTAGAAAGCCATGTAGCGAGAAGACTGTTGCCGCAAACGTGCTGAAGTGGGGCACGGGTGGGTTGAATATTGATGGGTGTAGGGTTGGGTACCAGTCAAAAGAAGACATCGATAGAGCACGTGGTAGGAAGGGGGAATACGATAAAACAGGTCAACTCAGTGGGCTTGAGACATCCGTTACTCTACACCCGCAAATGTTCAAAGGTGAGACAAACAACCAAGGCCGCTTCCCCGCCAACCTAGTCCTCGATGAGGAGGCTGCGCAGGCGTTGGATGAGCAGAGTGGTGTGACCAAATCCACACCACAAGCCAGGAACAATAAGCCTTCAGCCAATCTATCCATGAGCGGTGCGAATACCGGCCACGTTTCATTTGGATATGCTGACTCAGGCGGGGCCTCTCGTTTCTTTTACGTAGCCAAAGCCTCCAAGTCCGACAAGGGCGCAGACAATACTCACCCAACGGTTAAGTCAACAAAGCTGATGGAATACCTAATCAAGCTTGTGACGCCGCCTGGCGGTATTGTGCTTGACCCCTTCATGGGCAGCGGAAGTACGGGCGTGGCGTGCGGTGGTCTTGGTTTTGGTTTCGTCGGTATTGAAAGGGATGAGTTGTTCACTCGCATAGCTGAGAGACGTTTACAAGTAAATAGAGCCTATTAGAATGGAATTCCCACCCGATGTCCCCCTTAGCCAGCGACACCTACAGTTTGCCCTTGCTCTCATCGGGGATCTGTCCTGGCTGCTATGGGACCAGCAGGTCCCTATCTATAAAGCGGTTCACTCGATACCAGACCAGATCGACGAGTTCGTTGTCCTCTGTGCCAGGCAGTTTGGTAAGAGCCACTTAGGCGTCATCCTTGCCATAGAGTCAGCGACACGCCACCGCGATCGCTGCATCTTGATCATGGGCCCAGACACCAAGCAAACCAAAGACATCGTTAACCCTAGAATGCGGCGCATTCAGGCCTATCTTCCGCCTGGCATGCTTGTCCCGTCTAAGTCTGAGAATAAGTGGATTCTCTACCACGACAGGGACAAGAAGCAGCTAGACTTTTCAGAGATTGTGATCGGCGGGATGAACGAAAACAGTTCATCCCAACGCGGTAAGACAGTGCAAGACATCTTCATCGAAGAGGTCGAGGACATCAATCCTGATGATTATACAGAGTCTCTTCGTTCGGATCTGGGCCCAGCCCTTGCCCACTCTCAAGCCGGAAAGATGGTGTTCCTCACCACACCGCCCAAAGTACCTGATCATCCTTTCAATACCGATACATTGGTCAAGGCCAGGCTTAATGACTCTCTTGCGGTATTCACTATCGACGATAACACCGCCCTTTCACCCACTCAGTATGAAGCTTGCGTACGCCGTTGCGGGGGCAAAGAGACGGATGATTTTAAGCGAGAGTTCCTATGCCAAATTATTCGCGATAAGAGTCTCGTTGTTGTACCAGCTTTTAATGACGAAAAGCATGTCCTACAACTGACGATACCGCCTCAAACGACGTGGAACATCATGGTCGATTGGGGTGGTGTGCAAGACTACACGGTAGGACTTCTCTACACGTATGATTACCTGAGAAACAAGCTTCTATTTAAAGAGGAGTTCGTCTTCTTTGAGAACACGCCTACCAACGTTATCTGGCCGGAAATCCGTCGTTGGATGGAGGACTACCACATTCCCTGGACGAGAGTGTATGCGGATGCCCCAGGACAAGTCTTGGTCGATCTGGCGTCACTGCTCTCTAAGGCTAAGGAAAGAGGCAAGATGCCCCTTGTTGAGGGCGAACCGTCAATTGGCCTGCCAAGGAAAGACGATTGGGAGTCGGCGATCAACAACGTCAACGTCAAGTTTGGCATAGACTTCATTGAGATTGACGAAGGGATGAAGTTTACAAGGGAAACACTTCGCTCAGGCACCTTCAATAAAAAACGGACGGACTTTGAGAGGACTAAAGCTCTTGGCCACTGTGACGCCTTGGCGACCTTGATGTACGCCATACGCCACTTCGACAAAGAGAGTCCCTACCCCCATATATTTCAGCGAGTGGAGAACGTCTTTGTTAGGCCTAAGACTAGCGAGGCGTCTATCGGCGCGATGGTCGGTAAATCTTTTGGTGGGAGACATTGACGTGGCAGGAGGGATTACTGTGGACGACATTGCCCAGTGGATTGAGGAAAAGATGGAGCTTCTCCACGCGGAGAACACCAAGGCTGGACGCCAACAAATGGAAGTTTTGGTCGAACTCCAGGAGTTCATGGATGAGGGCCGCAAATGACCAAGGTAACAAAATCGAGGACCTATGACGCCTCGAAAGAGCTCTCTACCCCTGAGGGCGCCACTCTGAAGGGATTCATCGACGACCAGCTGTCGGGGGATGAGCTGACCTTTAGGATCCTTCGAAACGGCATTAGCTTTGCCGACAACATCAACTGCGTGATCAAGGACGTCTCCCTAAGGCACGGTGTACCCCAGGTCGTGGGTGTCGATAAGCCTGTGGATATGATCCTAGTTGGCAAGGTTTACAGTCAGTTAAACGGACTCTCTGCCCCCCTTCACTGGTATTACAACGATAAGAGTGACTTAATTTTAATCGCCAACTTTAACGGCTCACCTTCGGTTGCAATTAAAATACGCATCGTGATACTGTTTCAATAAGTTCAATAAAACCGTAGCGCTACCTCACACAGCTGAGATGTGCAGGAGTAAAGCATGGCAGATGCAGCCGTTGCTACTCCCGCGCCTAGTGGAGCTTCGTCTCCGCAAGGCCAGGGAATGCAAACCCCACCCGCGCAAGGGGAAGAAAGCGCCAATCCGTTCAAAGGTACGAAGCACAAGGTGAAGGTCAACGGAAGGGATGAAGAGTGGGAGTACGAAAGGCTTGTTGAGAGAGCCCAGAAGTACGAAGCCTCTGACCAAAACTTCCAGCAAGCCGCTCAAGCTAAGCGGGAATTGACCGAACTGATGCAGGGTCTGTCCAAAGGCGACCAAAAGGCATTGCAATTCTTATTGAAGCATACGCCGGCCGATGCACTGGACCGACTAGCAGAGGAAAGAGTCTGGAGAAAGCTTGAATACGACAAGCTACCCGAGCACGAGAAAGCGCGTTTAAGAAACGAGGAGCGTGAGAGGGCTCTTAAGGAGCGAGAAGACGCACTCGAAAACGACGCTAAGTCGAAGGCCTGGGCGCAGAACGTCGAAGCTGCCGGACAAATGATCAAAAGCAGAGTGGACGAGTTCTATAAGTCAAGCGGTATCGAGCCCTCAACTGCGGTGTTGCTACGTGTTGCAGAATACATGCGTTCACAAGTGAGTCAGGGCAGAGAGCTCCCGCCGATGGAACTACTTCACAAGAGGGTAATGAGAGATCTGGACAGAGACGTCGGCGACGTTCTCTCAAAGACTCCGGTTGAGAAGCTGCTTGAGAGGCTAAGCCCACAACAGGCTGACGCCCTGAAGAAAATGCTCCTCAGCCAAGCGGCAGCGCACCATCCGAGCAGACACCGGGAAAGCATAGCGAAACCCGCTAGAAAGCCCGCAAAGAAGCTTGGGATTGACGATGCCTTTGCGTCACTTGAACAACGATTTAAAAGGAAATAATTATGTCAGGTACTTCTATTTACCACTGGCAAGACCAGTTTCTCCAAGGCGTGCCGCGCACGGATCGCTTCGTTTGGAAAATCACCGGCGCTGGCACCAACGCTCTGATCCTCCCTCAAGCAGCTGCGCTCTCGACCTACAGCGCTTTAACTCAAGATCAAATCGATGACTTCTTCGGCTCAGTGAATGAGATCTTGGCCGACAAGTATGACTCGACGTCCATGGGCGCTGACGCTCAAGGCATCTTGCTGAACTACTTGGGCCAAGTCCAAGCTCTGATCCAAGTGACGGCTAAGTGCTACTCCAGCACTGGCGGATCTACCTTGGTAACGCGCCAGACGCAAGCTTTGGGCTTGACGGCTTCGACGATCGAGACAGCTGCTGTCTTGACGGCTCAAGGCAACGTCGGCATCAAGCTTAACTGGGGCAACACCCCGGACTTCGACGGTCTGTCGAGCGGTACCATCGTGGTCGATGTCGATTGGATCTCTAAATAACGATTTAGCCCCAAAACGTTAGTTAGGGGCTTTCTTATTAACGAAATAAGCCAGGGAGGCTTTTCATATGTCACAGTCAGGTTCTGTATCTAACAATGCAGCCATTGAACTCTTTAAGACAGTCTATGGATCGATGCACGACATCGTCCCAGACGACCAGTTACTTGGGAAGGACATCCCTTGGAGTAACGATAAGAAGGTGGGCGAGCGCTTCGTCGAAGACGTGGTGCTCGGTGCCGAAGTCGGTATCAGCTTAGGCGGTAATGGCCAAGAGGCTTTTGAGATCGCTTCTGCCATCGCCGGCAACGTCCGCCAAACGGAAGTTGTCCCCTACGTGTCGGTCCTTCCCTCGATTCTTCCCTTTGCGACGGTTAGCCGTTCCGCTGGCGGCGATGAACAAGCGTTCATGAACGCTACCAAGTTCATCGTTAAGAACAACCTTAAATCCCACAACAAGTTCCTAGAGATTTTCCGCTTGCACGGTCAATCGAACGCCATGTTGGGCTACACCAGCTATTACACTGGTACCTACCGCGGTGTGAACTTCAACGATGGTACTGGCTTGTTGAATGGCATCCAGTTCACCAACGGGATTAACGCTGCTGGAAAATACATCCTCTTCAACAAAGGATCGTTTGCAGCGGGTATTTGGGTTGGCATGAAGGGCGTCAAAGTTCGCCAAGTTGGCTCTGACGGCTCTATCCTTGCTTCCGGTAAGCTTGTGAGCGTAAACGCCAAGTATGGCTACATCCAAGTTGACTTTACGCCGGTTGCAGCTTCGGCTGCCCCGACGTCTACCATCGCTGCCGCTCCCTCGGGTTCGGTCCGTCTTTGCTTCGACAAGATGGACCTCTTTCAAGAGATGATCGGCTCCAAGAAGATCTTGACCACGGACGGTGAGCTCTTCGGGATCAACAACCGCCTTTTCGAACTGTTCCGCGGTAGCCAAGGTGACTTCCTCCAGAAGAAGGCAACCTTGGATCGTACTCAAGAGGCAGTCGCCGACGCCGTCAACGGCTCGGGTCTCGAAGGTGACTTGGTTGTCTACGTCAACCCACGTAGCTGGAAGACGTTTGCGCAAACGGAAGCTGGCCTTCGGGTGTACGACCAATCGTACAAACCTGAGACGGCAGTCAACGGGTTCAAGAACCTTGAGTTCTACACCCAGACTGGCCGCTTGACGGTCAAGGCTCACCGGATGATGTTCGAAGGCGAGATGGGTATCTTCAAGCTCGACACGTGGAGCCGCTCTGGTTCTGCACAATTGGGCTTCAAAGTACCTGGCATGGAATCGACGGGCGATCTGATCCGTCAATTGGATAACCAAGCTGGCTTCCAATTCAAGTCCTACGCCGACCAGTACATCTTCACCTACGCCCCCGCTCAAAACATCTGGGTGGACGGTATCAACGACGAATCGCCTACGTAATTAGGTGTTCGCTATTGCTAGGCAGTGAAGGTTTAGGCCTTCACTGCCTTTTGTGCTCAAGGGATCGAGCCTCTAACAGGAGACAGGCATGTCAACCGGTATCAATTGGCCAACTATTGGCGGTACGTCTTACAACATCCCAGCAACCGGCGAACTAAACTGGCAGGCCCTGTCAAGCTTCCTGATAGCCCTCGGAAACTCAGCACAGTCTGTTTTAAACACTAAGTGGCCAGTTCGCATCGGCACGACGTCCCCAATAACAGTGGCGACGCCCACTGACATGGTCATTGTTACCGACCTCATAACCCCTGGGGCAGTAGCAGTTACTCTCCCTGCGGGTATCACAGGTCAGATCTTTGTCGTCGTCGACGGCAAGGGAGATGCTGGCACAAACCACATTACCATTACAGCCGACGGATCGGAGTTGATCAATGGCGCCAGCACCTACGTCATTAATCAAGACCGAGCTGGCATCATGTTTGGATTTAACGGTGTCTCTTGGACTGTCCTTGCAGAATTTAATAACATTTCTGCAGGCACCATCCCTCGCTCCAAAATTGCCCCAGGAACACCAAATCAGGTTGTTATCAACGATGGATCAGGAAATCTTTCGTCTGAGGCAGCACTTGCGAAGGTGCGTGGTGGAACTGGAGCTGATAATTCAGCTGTCGCATTCCCGTCCACTGGAGTCATTGTTACCGAAGATGGATCAGAAACCCTGACCAATAAGATTATCGATGGCGACGACAACACGATTCAAGATTTAGCCATTACAGCTCTGAAGACGGTGATAGGGCAAGCCAACAAGTTCTTCTCCTTTAACGGATCTGGAGCCCCAATTGCGACGAAAGCGGTGCCAACTGGCGACGTTCTCGGTACGACGGACGCTCAAGTCGTTAGCAACAAAAGCCTGCTCGACTCGACGACACTTATCCTCGATAGTATTGATCAAACCAAGGCTTTCCAGTTTGACGCTGCCAACGTCACAGCGGGACAGACTCGCACCTTCCAAGTACCTGACGGCAATACGACTCTACTGGGCACTGACTTCCAAGCCACTGTCACCAACAAGGACATCGACGGCGGTACGGCGTCTAACTCCCATCGGGTGACGATACCTAGCGCCACGAAGGCGACGCTTGACGGTTTGACTAGAAAGTCTGGAACGATCGTCTATGCGACGGACACGAAGCTTACCTACATGGACAACGGGTCTGTCTTAGTCCCCATTGGCTCTGGCGGAACGGGGGTTAAGAACTACGTTCTAAATCCCAACGATGTGACCCAAGGCTGGGCCGTATCTGGTGCTGGCGTGGCCATTGCGACAACTACCACGACGGCTAACCTGCCCGATAACGTGACGCAAACGACTGCCATCTCGATCACTAGGGCGAGCGGGTCAGATTATGCCAGGTATCGCTTCACGCTGGATCAGGCTGACTACAATAAGCTTCTTCAGATCGTTTGGGATCAGCTCTACACAGGGACAGCAGGCGATTACGCCGTGCAGATATGGTCTAATACGGCGTCAAACTATGGCGGAACTTATACGCAGATCGCCACACCGGTGACCAACATCCCTGCAACCACAGGGTCTTTCAACACAACGTTCTCGTCCCCTGCCAGCGGCAATCAATATATGGAGCTTAGGATCGTAGGCGTAGCCGGTACGACGGCTTTGTATTTAAACAATGTCACAGTCACCCCCGGTCAGCTTGTCCAAGGTGCAGCGGTTAGCGGATCTGTCACATACACCCCGACGATCGTTGGTTGTGCCAGCAGCGATATAAAATTTCAATGGCAGCGCGTAGGCAATGTCATGAACGTATGGGGTCGTTTCGGGGTAGGAACCCCGAATGGATCTACCGCGACGCTTTCTATACCGTCCGGATACACGATTGACGTATCAAACATGACTGGAAGCCAAGTCCAGGGGATGTGGTACAACAACGATTCCTCGGGAGCCGCCACCATAAAAATGGGCACCGTCATTATCCCATCGACGGCAACTGGTACTATCGTAAACTTTGGATTCGGATCGACGGTAAGTGCAAGTTCATCGTTTACTGCCTTGACGGGTAGTTCTCTTTTCAACTCCGGCAATGTGATGGAAGTTAACTTCTTCATCCCGATCGCTGAGTGGGCGGGGAACGGCTCTGTAAACCTTGGTCAGGGTGCGCAGGTTGAGTATGCTGCTTCGACTACAGGCACGTGGGATGCTGCGGCCGCAGCCGCGAACACCGTGTACGGTCCTGGAGGCGCTCCTATTCCTGGTTCCCTGACTACGGGCCGACTTAAGGTTGTACGTTTTCAATATCCAGTTCAAGCAGGGGACCGTGTCGTCCTACAATACTTGGTTGGTGGGATTTGGGTAGACGCCTCAGAATCAGCCCAAAACTACTCGGCACAGAACGTCTTTGAGTATGGGGCCACAATTCAGGCGATTGCGAACAGCACTGACGTCACCGTGTCCTTCAGGCAGTACTCTATCTCAGGAAGCTCTTATGCCGCCTCTTCCGGAGCCATCAACTGGGGAACTGGCGGCACCGGTCTAGCTACTGCATGGCGGCTTGTTAAAGCAACCCCATCGGCTCCAGTAGGTTATGGTCTGGCTTCTTCTACTGCATCCGGTCTTATAACGAAGTTCAGCGAAGGGACATATGTTTTTACTCCTACAAGCCAAACAAACCTAGATGCTGTACTAGGTTCTACTACAGCTAATTACTCTCAAGTAGGAAATACAGTTACTGTGTGGGGTTCTATAACAGTAGATATCAATGCGGCTTCTGCCGCGACTTCTTTTGAAGTGGCCCTCCCGATTGCGTCCAACTTAAGCAATGCCTATGACATCGCCGGTGTAATGACAGGTAATGAAAGTAATACGGGCCAACGCACTTGGCAAATACTCAAAGGGACTACCGCTACAACTAGCGCCAAATTTCAAATCGGACAGGCAACTGGAACGGGGGCGGTGGCCTATAACTACAGCTTTGTTTACAGGATTAACTAATGCAGAATCTACCCCGCGTACATGAAAAACTAGACCGAATCATAGATAGACAGTCTGAGCACTCGGCCACGTTAGCCGTACACAACACCAGGCTGGATTCGATTGATGATAATCTAAACGGGGCTATCTAT